CTGGTTGGCTACGGCTACCCCATAAAATATGGCAAGATGAAATTCACGATAAGCGAAAGCAAATATATGAAAAACGAGCATCACTCTCTTGCCACAAAAAAATTATGAAAACATTAGAACTATTTGCAGGAAGTAGAAGTTTTACAAAAGTTGCACAAAAACACGGATTTAAAACTTACACAACAGACAATCAGGATTTTGAAGAAATAAATCAAGTGTGTGATATATTTGATTTCAATCTGCAGAAAGCTATTGATTCACTTGGTGGAAAACCTAATGTAATATGGGCAAGTCCACCTTGCACTACTTTTTCTATTGCAAGTTGTGGATACCATTGGAACAAAGACAGAACACCAAAAACCGAACGATGTAAAGAAGGTATTAGAATTATAAAAAAAACTATTGAAATTATAAAAGAAGTAAAACCAATGTTTTATTTTATAGAAAACCCAAGAGGACTATTAAGAAAACAAGAAATGATGAATGAGTTTCCAAGACATACAATAACTTATTGCTCATACGGTGATATGAGAATGAAACCAACAGACATCTGGACAAATTTAAAATGGAATCCAAGAAAGATGTGTAAAAATGGAAATAGAGAATGCCATCATCAACCAGCACCAAGAGGAAGTAGTACAGGCACACAAGGATTAAAAGGATCATACGAAAGAAGTCAAATTCCACCAGATTTATTTGAAGAATTGTTTCAACAAATGGGAAATGCACAATTAAATGCTTTATTACAACTATTTGTAGAAGAAAATAGCAATAATTGAAAATAACGCATTATTTGGGGTTATCATACCACTTTGTCTTATCTCGCTTACGATATGCTATTAAAAGTCTTTTTATGGCTATGTAGGGGTATTTTAAGAAGAAAAATTTCTTATAATTGTTGTTCCAAATTGATCGCAACTCTGAAAACATTGTAAGCCGTTTCTGATACTTCTAATTTGTTATTTGTAAGGCGAACTGTATAAAAAGTATCGCCATCTTCACTATATTGAAAAGTATTTTTCATACCTTTTGTATAATTATGCAAAGCCACTAATCTATTTTTGTTTGCTTCGCTTATATTTTCATACACCAACTTTCTTTGTATTCTTGATGACTCGTGATTTGCAAAAGTAAAAGTTTTACCACCGATTGATTTTTTGGCAACTATGCCATCATAAGTTTGAGATACATCAGTTCCTATGTTTGGATTTTGTGTTGGCGTATAAGTAGGACTATCATCTTTAAAAACATTAGCATTATCACTATGAGTTGCAGCAGTTGTTCCATTAACACCTCTAACAACTGTTAATGTATTAGATGCAATATTAGTAACAGTCATTTCTTCATTATCAACTTTTATATTTTGATTAACCTCAAAGTCTGTTCCATCATCAACACTTATAGATGTTGCAGATGTAGATGATATAGCAGCAGCAAGATCAGAAGTGCTATCTGTATCTGGTGTTGTATCTACTCTAAATCTAACTCGTGCTAATGCCATAATTTAATTTACCTCTTTTTATATTTCTCTCAAAACAACTTTTAAACTTCCTGGACTTCTAGTAAGTGATGTCACTATAAATTGCTTTCCATTGAAACTTTCTCCAAAAGGAGCTATAACTTGATTTGTATGGTCAAAAGCACACACATCTCCAACTTCCATTAAATAAAAATATGAACTTCCACCAGAACTACCTGGATTTATAATTTCAGTATTAATAATTAATTTTGGATTTCCTTGAATAGCATTATAATAATTAGCAAAGCCATTACTTCTTGCACCACCCATATTTGTTTGTCCAACTGAATTTCTTAATATTTTCAACTCATCAGTTTTTATATTTTCTTTTGTATCAATATTGTAAGTAGATCTTGGATTGCTTGTAGTGTCTGTACAAGTAATTTCCCTAATTGGTTTATCGTTAATTGGATTAATTTCATACTTTACAATTCGTTTTGTTACCAATGATTCAAAAGGTGTAATAGATATATTCAAACTAGTAATATCATCTTTGTCTATAGTATGTATTGTTGTTGGTGAATCAGGTATATGTATATATTGTGGCGTTTGGTTAGATGGACGAAATCTAAATATAAATCCACCTTCATATTGACATTGCTCTAATAATTTTTTTATTTCAATAGGTTTGTGTGTATAATATCTACAAAACCAAAAAAATCCAGTTTGTTGTCTATCAGTATCTAATGCACTATATCCATCAGGTGTAGCCGTTACACCTGCAAATCTATATAATATATCTCTGTGCATATCGTGAATTAAACTTGCTACTGTTCCTGCGTTCCAAGATTCGTCAAATCCATCTGCACCAGTATATAATTTTTTAACAGATGTAACTGCACTAGAATTAGCAAGTTGCAATTCATCTGTATCATTGTCATCTACAATTTTTGTTTCTATTTGAAAAAATGAATCAAAAAGATTTACTACTGCTAAATTATTATCTCCACCATCATCACTAGCATTGTTTGTAAATCGTATTCTTAATTTTAATTCTTCTGGTGTTTTGTTTGTAGCGTTAGAAAAATCACTGTTACTTAATAAGTTTAGTTCCTCTGTGTCTGCTGATTGATTTCCTGTTTTGGTTATTTCTTTAAAAGAGCTATATGATCCATCGTGTTTTATTGCTACACCTATTTTAATTGTTAAATTACCATTAGAAGCTCCATAACCAGTAATAGAATAATTGTAAAAAAACTTTAAAGTTTGTAATGCGTGTTCTTCTTTTGGAATATCGGAAATAACATACTCTTTATCTACTGTAACATCTGTATTTAATGCAGCAGTAAAGTCTGCATCGGTAATAGTGCTACTATCATAAGCATTACCAGGATTAGCTACCGTAACTCCACTACCACTACTTGGATTTGTTACTGTTTGTGGACGAATTTTATATGCTCTGTGTAAATCTAAATCTGTACGCATTACATTTCTATTTGTGTCATTAGATGCACCTTCATAATCATCATAAGTTGCATTACTAAAAGTATCATCAAGTGGACACATTATTGGAAATTCATTAGCGTCAAAAGTATCTTTTACTGGATAGTGTAACCTAGCATCAGTTGATTCTGCTTGATGAAACAAACAGTTAAATACATCATTATTTAAAGTGTCCACCTCAACTGGAAACACCCTTGATGCGTCTATGTAATCAGGGGAAGAAACGGTTGATGTTTCTGGAATAGATTCACCATAAAAAATTGGAAAGTAATTACCAGATTTTGATTGATACTCTGGTATAGAAATGTTTTGTATAGGATCGTGTACTGCAATAACTATACTCACAGTATCTTGATTGTTTAGCTTTACTTCTTTTAACCTTCCTTGAAAAATTACTTCTGTATATCCACCAACTCGTGAACTTACTACTACATCTCTATTAATATAATTTCTTGTACCACCATATATTTCCTCTGCTAAAGTATTGCTATGATTTGCCAATGTTCCATTAACACAGGTAATTGAAATATTACCTACGGTAGAAGTTGATTTTGACAAATCGATAGATTCTCTCAAAGAAGGAATATTTGTTATAAAAGAATGATATATAGCTGAACTACTACCTACTTCAGCAGTAGCTAATCTTATAAATTGAGTATTATTTGAAACATCAGGATCGTAAGTATTGTTTCGTAGCTCAAAAAGCCATTCTTCTTTAATAGTGCTAGTTAAAGCATTATTGTAGTTGGTTGAACCTGATAAAGCCATTACGCAAGATTTCGCTTGATTGTGTTTTCAATTTCTGGTAATAAATTATCTCTTACAAATTCTTGTGTGCCAATAACATTACCCATAATGTTTACATTAATAGAACCACCTCCACCTGCGTCACCAAAGTCTGGACTTGATAAAGGTGTAATATCTACTCGTTCTCTACCACCTGGATTATCTCCAACCATAATCATTTGCTTACCACCAGTTATAAAAGAACCACCACGAGCAAATGCTGGTGCTTGTTGTTTAGATATAGTTGCTATTTGTGCAGCAGATAATGCTCCCATTGCTATAGATATAGCTTTGGCTCTTGCTGGTGCAGAAGGATCGATTAAACTTGCAGCTAAAGCAGTTTGCATAAGTTGATTTATAGCAGCAGCAGTATCAATAACAACTTTAGATATTTGTGACGCTTTTTGTAATTTAAATATTCTTTTTTGTTCG